AAGTGGAAGCAATTTCTTCGTTGAGTTTTTCGAAATCCGGTTTCTCTTCTTTGGAATTTGTTTTCGGATCGAATACCAACTTGGTATGTTTACCAATTAGGGATTGGAATTCAACCTTGGACAAGTGAATGATATCGAACGAAATATTCCAATCTTTATCATACACAATGCTAACAGGTTTCTTCTGTTCTTTCTTAACAATAATCGAAGAGAGATTAAAAGCCATTTTTTGTGCCTCCAATATGTAATAAATTATGAGTTGAAACAATATCATTAAAATAACATTGTTTTGAATGTTCGTCAAGCAATATGTATGTTCGAAGTTAAGCATAAAATAGTAAAGCCGGGGGATAAATCCCCCGGCAGAAAGAAGGGTTAGGTGTTATTAAAAAGAAGCAATCGAATTGGTCAGAGATACGATGATGTCTGTCTGTTCCGTATCATCCCGTCTAGCTTGGAAAGTGAACGGAATATTAACGCCACCCTGATCGGCAATTTTCGGAGCTTCCCCACCAAGTTTACAACGAGGAAATTCAACAACCAGCAAGTTACCAATGGTATCGTCAAAGGTAAATTTCAACGCGCATTCGGTACCAGTGGTGAAATAGGTTTCATACAGAACGGTATCTTCGAAGAAGATGGAGAAATCGCCAGTGATTTCGCGTCTTCCGTAAACGGCACTCGCTCTAAAAGGAGAACCAAGAACATATCCATCAGCTTCGACGTTGTTATTAACGGTCATAGAACCGGAAACAACATTGCTGATATTGGTATAAGCACCAGGACCAGCATTCTTGATTCCGATGGTGCATTGATAACCAGTGAAACCGTTTTTGGTAGGAGTGGTACCGGCACCGGCAATCTGTGAAGCAACGCCAACCGATTCATCCTTGCCCAAGAAATCCCATACGATTTCATGGAAACCTTCCTGTACCAAGTTAATAGTCATCGAATTGAAGCGGCAACCGGAATATTTGAAATATTTGGAAATGTTCGTGAAACCCTTTTCAATCGACAGACCTTCGGCATAACCGGCAGCACCTTTCATCACATGAGTAAAAGGACCAGAACCAGTAGTAACCGGAGTAGGATTGCCAAGAATATGTTTCCACAACACTTCCATACCTTCGGGAAGAAGATCGGTAGTAATTTGACCGGCAACGGCTTTGTTACCATCACCAAGACCGATAACAGACCGATAAGGGTTAATCATATCGGATTGAAACAGGTTTTTGGTAATACCAAGAGTTTCACTCTTGAAAAACAATCCATAAACAGCAGCAGGAAGTACGGGGGTAGTTCCCCAAATCGCTTCCTCGCAATATTTCACTACCGCACCTGAACCTAATGCACGAGCCATATTCGTTCTCCTTTTATTAAATCAAAAATTCTTACAAATTCGTTCCTACGAAAGTATAAATGATTTCGAGTTTAAATACAAATGCACCAAAGGGTGCAATCATTTCCGTAACTGTCAAACAACTTAATGGCATGATATAAGCACATTTCCCTGATAGCTCCACATCTGTAAGAATAGCAGCAAAGACATCTTTTTGTAAACTATTCATTAAAGAATCAAGATTTTTATCGTTTTGTGTTGTTTCAACGAACGCAACGATTTCAATTAGCAGTTTATTTTCAAATACGCGAGAAGGAAGTGGTTTAAAAATCTCTCCGATGTTATTTAAGATGATCCAAGGTCTAGGATGACCAATAACATCCGATTCTTCAAAATTGAGATATTGTCTATCCACATACGAAACAGTATTTTCGTAAATATATGTTGGATTTCCTGTCGGTGATTGTCCTGTTTTAATATTCCCAAGAATTTGTTCGATTGCTTTGAAGATAATTTCTTTTTTTGAATCTGCCATTGTTAGATTCCTTTACAGAGATTTAGCTGCACGTTGTATTTTAACTTGACGCTTATCAAAATAATCTTGAAGTGCTTGTTCTGCATTCTTAATCATTCCAATACCATCTTGATAAATTCCACGATTTCCAAGTTGAACAGAAGAAGCAATACGTCTTCTACTATTAGGTTTTTTATACGGATATCCCCAAGCTAAAGGCATATCTCCGTGTGCTTGATATTTGATAGTTGTTCTTCCGTATTCGATTGCGTTGAAAATGGTACTACCTTTTGTGCTATATCTTTTTTCTGTATATGGTGGTTTTTCTCTTCCAATCATCGCACCTGTAATGGTGTAAGTTGGATCGACACCTGAGAAAAAATCATGTGATATTTTATAATATTTACCGGAAACGCCTGTTGTAAAAACTCTGCATTTGAAACCTTCAACAATATCTTCGGTTCTGTTTGTGAATTTGATATTGTATTTGAACAGTTGTTCTTTTGCAGCATTTTTGACAATATCTTCGAGAGTTTTCGAGTCAATTCCTTGATCGAAATAAGAAACAAATTTATTGTATTTATCTTTGACATAATTGCCTAAATCTTCGACACCTTTTTTAAGTTTACCTACTGCAAATTTGATGTCAAAAAATTGTTTCCAATTAAAAGACATTTTACAACTTCATCACTTTCTCTTTGATGCTTTTCAAGACTGTTCCTAATTGATCTTTGCGAACTTCAAGTTGCATTTTCTGTTCGGAATCGTTGACTTGAACATTTCCTCGTCTTTCGAAGAAATATTTATTGCCAGATTGCGATACCATGAATTTTTGAAATTCTTTTTCTCCAAGATAGTAAAATACAAGTGCAAAAACATCTTCTTCGAAAATATCAGGAGTCGTAGTAACATCCCTAAATTTTTCGTAATCGTAATATACCTTGATTCCGTCCTGAATTGGTGTAGGCAAAAGATCAAACTTATTATACGAAACAATATCGCCTTGTGACGGATACAATTCTCGTATCAATTTAAGACGTTGAATGAGTTCGTATGATCTTGAAGATGCAAACGTAGAAATTTGCACAGAAGTATGATATCGTTCATCCCATTCAAGAGTGGAAAAGATATCGTTGTAAGTTTCACCTTGATTGTAATAAACATACTTAACTTTGATAAGCCCGGTATGTGTTACTGTATATCGTGTTTGGTCTTTGACAGTTGTAATGTAAGATGTTTCAATTTCTGGGTAATATTGTGAAATTTTTTGAACAGAACGAGAAATTTGGCTAGTTAGAAACGAATCGGAATAATTTGCAGGATCAACTCCATACAAAGTTCGAAGAGTTGAAATCAAACTTGCATTATCCATAATACTTAACCTTTCTGCGTCTTATACAATAGATATTGCCATTGATAATGACGCATAAATTCCCATCCCGGTGCAGGAGTTTCCATGAATTTTTTGTAATAATTTTTTGCACCATCGAGCATCTTGTATTTTGCGGCAAGAGTATCCCAGAATAGTTTGGGGTAATAATAGTTATTGCCGTCAATTCTTTCTTCATTAGAATAATGCAAGATAGAGAATACGATTGCATCTTTCTTGCATACACGATTGATTTCAGACATTACCTTGTCACATTTATCTTTTGGAAAGCAATTGAACGAGTACATTGAGTACAAAAAATCAATACTGTCAGAAGGAACAGCAGACATATCCCAAGCAGGAGTACAAATCAGATTAACATTCTTGAACTTACTTCTGGAAATTGCATACTGAGAAATATCAACTCCTGTTACATTACAACCAAAGTCTGCGAATGCACTAGCTTGAGCACCGACAGCACATCCAATATCGAGAACATTTTTCTTGTGAAAATTGAAGATTTTATTCAAGTAAAAAACCAACATTTTTTGCCAAGTTCCCTTGGCATAAATATCAAGTCCATTTCTTCGAAGAGTTTCGAAATATTTCTCTCCATAAAATTCTTGATAATTGATCGCAGTTTCTTTAACAATTTCTACAACTTCGTTGAGTTGTTTTGTCGAAGTATTTGGAGGCAAAATAACAGGAAGTTTTTCTACAATTTTTTGTTCTTCTGTTTTCGCAATATTTTCTTCTGGTTTTACAACAACATTTTCTGCCTTTTTCCTAGCCATTTGCAACTCCTAAAATTTCTTGTAATCTTGACTCGATTTTCTCTGTCAAAATTTTCTTATCAAAATCCTTCATACAACGCATTCGACCTTTGCAATACTGTCTCGTTTCGAAACAAGGTTGACATCCGATCATCTTCGTAATGTCTACACTCCTTGCTTTATTCGGATATAACGGATGTAATGTCAATCTTTCACTTTCCCTTGTAGATGCCAATATTGTTACAACAGGACAATTCGCAGAATGCGCCAACCATAACATCCCTGAGTCCATAGTAATACAAACATCCAACTTTGTCAAAAGAGCAACACATTCATATACATTTAATTTACCACATAAATTTAATATGTTGTTTCCTTCAAAACCATAATTCTTATCGTAATCTAACAAGACAACCTGATACTTGTTTGCTAGATAATACGACAACTCTTTTATGTATTCAAATGGTAAGGATTTAATTGGACCGGAACCTTTGATTTGAATTCCAATTTTCGGTAATTTATACTCCATAGGAAATCTCCGTTCGAACAAGTGTGTCCGTAAATCAAATGGACTCCAATTAACATTACCAATTCTAGGAATATTTAATTTCTCAAAATAAATATCTACTCTGTGCATGACACTCTCTTTGTTGTTCGGATCGTGATCCTTCTCAAGACAACCATCCAAGTTTAAAATAATTCCGGAAGTTTGAGGTACATAATGCTGTAAAATTTCACAAGAATGAAATGTAATATCGTTGAATAAAAATTTCAAATCTCTTGCAATATTATCTCTTGTGAAAATGGAAATATTTTTTATCTTTAATTGTTCCTTGAATTGTCTCGCAACAGGTATAAGTTGCAATACATCACCTAGCGCGTACGTGCGCATGAGGGAAACATACTCGGAATTCTTGAGCATATTGATATCGAATTCAAGAAATGGTTCTCTGTTCGTAATCTTGTATCCGCTTGATTCGAAGACAACACCGGGAAATATCACAGTTGGAAATACAGACGCAGTATATAATACTTGGGGTAATTTTGATTTATTTATGAGAAGCATTTAACAATTTCTCCACTTTTGATAGTTCTTCGGAAGTATAGGATAACGAAAAATCGTATTCCTGTAAAGAAATATTGAAAAACTTTTCGTAGAGTTTTATCCTGTGTAATAAACGCTCATCATTAGATAAACTATGATCCGATTCAAGAGAACCATCAAGATAAATTACCTTGTCGAAATCTTCTCGCATATATTCTTGCTTCGATATCACCTTATCAAACGCATCCTTCTCTCTACTGAAAGTAGGAACGTAACTTGGATGACATGCAAGATAAAGTGTTAAATGTGTATTCTGCTTCTTGAAGTATCTTGCAATAGGTAATAGCTGAATCAAATCTCCTAATGCTCCGAATCTATTGAAACATACTTTGCATTTTTTATTTAACAATAAATCTGTCGAAAATATTGTGTCGTCTTTTGCCAAGAAAAAACGAGATGTTTTCAATAAATATTGTGCAGGTTTTTCCGGAATATCGTAATACGTATTTCTTGTAAAAGTGTACAAGAATTTGAATTCCGGAATATTGATATGAATTTTTTCGTAGGAATCTGTGTATTTTATTAGCATATATTTAAGTAGAAGACTCCGGATAAGATTTCTCTTACCCGGAGTCCTATGTGATGATGCAGGTTGTTTACTTAAAAGTTACGCTTAGGAGCCCGTAACCGAGACCGTACCTAAGCAATCGCCAATAGTAGTTTTGTAACCCGCTCTTGATAAAATTGAGCGTACGGACTGTTGGGTATTGGGGTCAGTAAATTGGTCCGACATCCAACTGAGAACGTACGGAGAGAACACGAAGGAAGTTTCGAGCCAGTTGGCAGGATTGTTGAAACCAAGCAGCATCTTGTCGCTGGACAGGAAAGGATCAACATACACTTTCCACTGAGAATCCAAGGTGCCCATGAAATAGCGTCCACCAGTCAGCAACGCCTGTTCATTGGGGGAAACATCAGAAGAAGTGAACCCGCGCATTTTGCGAATGAAGGTAGCGATATCGGCAGGAGCAACTACGAAATTGGTCTTGCGATAGCGTTTCTTGAAAATCTGGTTGTCAACGTCGCACATCGCTTCGTAAATACCTTCCATCCAAACCTTGCGGTCAGAATAGGTAATACCAGCGGGAACGGTCTGATCGAAAGTAGCGGCACCACCGGTCGCATCGTCAAACATTTGCTGAATCAAAGTGCGATCCCATTCGCGTACGATTTCGGCAGACAGGGCATCCGACAAATCGGAAGCAACATTGATTCCGTGATAAGCGTAGATATCCTGTTGAGCTTCAACGGTGTGTTTTTCCTTCAACTTCTTGGACCGAGCAGAGATATCGGCAGAAGTGATGGTCATATTGATTTCTTTGATAGCAGTCGGGGCAGAAGGATTATATTCCACGTTATCAGCATAATCCCGTCTGGCATGGATATTGGAAGATAGGGAAGTAGCATCGTCGCGCAGAATATCGTAGTAGAAAATCTTCCAAGTCGGCTGAGTCATCGGCTGAACGGAAACGATTTCCCGAGAAATCATCGCAGGGAAAATCTTGCGAATCAGAGGAAGCTGAATTTTAACGAAGGTAGCGGCATCTGTCGAAGCAGTCTGAGCTTCTTTAATATGGTTGTAATCACGGAAATTTTTTCTCTGGCAGAAATCAGCAACAGAGTTGGCAAGCAGAATGCCCATTTTGTTCTGTTCGTACTGATTCAGCTTTTCGGTGTTGGAAGAGTGTTTGATACCTTCCATCAAATGACCGAAATGTTTGACATGTTCTTCATTGCGTTCCAAGAAATTGACATTATCCATACACTTTCTCCTTTAATATTTTGAAAAAATTGTTTACTTCGAAATTTTCTTGAGGAATTCTTCCATCGTATAGGCTTTCAAACCAACCGCCATACGCTGAGAATTCACGAATTCGAATTCTTGTTTCTGGGCTTCGGTGATTTCGGGTTTCTTCGCTTCCGGAGTTTCTGTCTTCGCGGTAGCGGGGGTATTCGCTTCGGAACGAAGAGTCTTAACGAGTTCCTTATGGGTTTCGTAAACCTTCTTAACTTCTTCCGAATTCGCGCAAGCATCGAACAATTTCACCAGCGAATTAAACTTGAAATAATCGGCATCGGTATTCTTGAGAGATTCGATGAATTTTTCTTTCTCAATCTTTTCTTTTTCATCAACCAATTTCTTCAGGTTGGTATCCGATTCGGAAAGTTTGGTTTTCATATTTTCGATTTCTTCGGAAAGTTTCTTGATTTCGGATTCTTTCTTGGAAATGATTTCGGATTCGGGAATTACGGTGAACAGTTCGGGTTTGAGTTCTTTTACAACCGTAACAAGTTTGTTGAAATTTTCGGTGATAGAAGTTAGCTTTTTATTAGCTTCTTCAACAAGAGTATTCAACTTGGATTTTTCGGAATCGAAAGTTTTTTCGATACCTTCGAAAACTTCGGGGTTTTCTTTCTTGAGTTCTTCCAACGTCTTAGGCATATCTTCACTCCTTTTGATATTTTCAAGTTGCATTTGTGCTTCTGTTTCTTCAACAGAAGGTTCTTCTACGAAATCAACATTACAGAGTTCTAAATCTTCGCCAATGATAGTATATCTACCGGGAAGACCGGGCCATTCTTGATCGTACATACAATTTCGCGAACGACCTCTAGTGGAAACTCCAACCATTCCACCAGCATCAAGAATAGCTTTCAAATCTTTACCTTTCGAAGTATCGGTAATTTGTGCTTTGTAATATGCCATATTATCATCTTTAACATCGGATACTTCAAGCAGAATGGCGGCAGTATTTGAAAGTTTGCCTTCCCATTCGGGATGGTCAAGAGACATTTTGATTCGTTTTTTGGATACTTTCTCTCTAAATTTTGCAATTGCTTTATTCAGAGTTTCTTTGGGATAAATTCGATTGTTTGCATTGGGAGTATTTGCAAGAGTGAATGGTCCGGAAATGATATATTTTTTTGATCCTTTTCCATCATCTTGTTCCACAATGTTTTGAGCATTGTAGATACTTTCTAAGATAAAGTCTTTTTTCATTGAAATACTCCAATAGAGTTTTATTTTGTTCTTACAACTATCATATTAAATGTTGCGTTATTTTTTGTCAAATTTTTGCTTTGCTTATTGCGTAATAAATAGGATAAGGAATTTTATTATCAATTGCAAAATTAAAGTGTTCAAGAATTTCTGCTACCTGTTGATTATTCAAGTTATATTGTTTCAACGCATTTTTTAATTCTTCCATACGTTTAACGATACCTCAATAATCCTTTTCGTTTAGACATAGAAAGAGAAGCAGAAGTACCAGCACCTTTTCTTTGAGAACGGTACGAATAAATACTATGTTTTGCAAGATTGACATTCATTTGCAAAAGTCCTCGTTCTTTGCTGTGCATGTCTACGATTGCGGTATGCCAATTCTTCGGGCGAATGTTCATCGAAGTTGCACCGTAATTAGCAGAAAATGAACCTAACCATTTTTTATGTCTGCTTGTAAACCTTGCATAAAAGAAACGCATTTTTCTTCCCATTTTCTCCATTGTTTTGTTCGGATAAATGTAAATATAATGTCCGGGTGAACCAATACGTTGAATGTATTTGGCACCTGCCAACATTCCGCCCAGTTTGAATTCAAGAATACCATCCGTCAAATCGACTTCTTCGATAGTTCCTTGTTCAAGAATGTTTTGATCTTCGAAAATATTGCGATACAACTCGATATTTTTTTCGAGGAGTTTTTGTTTATCTACGATCATACAATTTCCTTGAAAATGATGGCTTTTCTTGGGTCAAGAACGTATTCGATTGAATCAAGAGATTTCACGTAAATATTGTCTTGAAGTTTGTTATATACTTTACCATATATCATTTTATCAGCCATAAAGAAAGCAACAAAATCATTTTGCGAAAAATATGTCGATTTATCTAGCAAAGAAAAGTTTGCATGTTTCAAGAAAGAATTGAAATCTTTGATTGGAGTTTGTATAGGATAATCAATTGGGAAATGATAGTTGTTTTCTTTAACATACCGATTGATATTGTTGCGAATGTTTTTGAAATATGTCTTGTATTGTTGCAATTTTGTTTTTTCGTACATATACCTGTTGTAATAAAATTCTTCTCGCAAAGACATCAACATTTTGTATTCGTCTTCCGAAGGAATGTTTTTGTTTTTGTTAAATCCTTTGCTAGAAAGAATGTGTTGTTCGTAATCACTATTAACAATATTATTTGCGTAATTGTAAATCAAATTACAACGACAATTTGACAGGCAGGTAGAATTTCCTGATTTCGGATAACCGGGTAATGTTTTCTTGGTATATGGATTGTTTGCAGCAAACATCAAACAATCAGGACAATGCCTGTCTGTTGCTCCAAGTTGCCAAATAATTTTTGCATCTTCAGGAAGATACAACAGTCTTCCAAAACCAAACATAGAATCAAGAGAATCTACATACATTTTGAGGCGTCTTGAGTATGGCATCTTTCCTGATTGAGTTTTGATTGCGTCTGCAAACCTTTTCATGAAAGACATTTCTTTGGTAGTTTGGAAAACAACAAACCTTCGTTCAGAATCATCCAAATCTTGAAATTTATTTGTTCCAAAAAACTTGCCTAATTTGAACGATTCAGAAAAAGCATTTTGGATTGCTTTTTTCTGCAATTTTAAATAAGTATCTTCCGATATTTTTTGATTCAAAAAATCGTTCAAATTTTTGCTCATTTCCGAAGAATATTTTTGTTTCGTTTTCAAGTAATTAGAAACAATCATATTCTTGACAGATGTTTGAACAGAAATTTGTGTTGCAGTTCCTTTGTTTTTTCGCAACAGATTTTTTGAGAATTTTTCCTGCATATTATTTCCAGTTTTTATACAACTTCGTCAATTCGATAAATTCATGTATTAGATTCTTCGTTTTTTCATCAGAAATAATGTGTTTGAATTCTTTCACTTTATCAGGAGCAAGTTTGCTCTCGTACATGCGCATGATACTTTCTTTTTCTTCTTCGTCGTCTTCTTCGTCTTCCGGTTCTTCTTTTTCGTCGGAAGCCATCAATTCTTCTTCTGTTTCAACTTCCGGTGCTTCTGCCATCATTTTATTATACTCTTCCGCATAACGCATTTCTTCCTCGTCCATACGAGTAGTAATTTCTTCAATCGCATCATCCGGAAGCAACATAATATTCTTGTAGATGTAATAATCGTCCACAAGTTCCAAATCCCGAGACATCATAGTAGCAACGCGGAATTTAATTTCCTCAATCTTCCACTTGCGTTCCTCGTCAATGGTACCATAAATCGGCCATTCCACTTTCAATT